AATGAAATTTACCACAGAGCGTTGTCCATAGTGAAAGTTTAGCATAGGAACACTGTCAGTTGCAGGGAAGTCCTGTGCTGGAAAGGAACTCTCTAGGGCGTCTAGGAGCGCCTTGTTTATGGGTGGCATTTCTGCTTGATTGTCTATTTCCATCGTTACGGTCTCTTCAATAATTATTGGTTGTGCTTGTTTACCATCTCTTCTGCCTTCTTATTTAGCTCTTTAATAAACCCAAGGCTCTCTTTAGGGCGGTCATCTATCCAGTTATCTTGCATCATTGCATCCCTAAGAACCGCTAAGCCTGTGATTGCATGGGATAGGTGATGGATGCCTGAGTCTGGGTCTAAGTCTTCGCCCTCCCACCAAGCGGCTAGGTGTCTAAAGCAAGCATCGTAATATACAGAACCACGCACTCCAGCGTCCCTCCAGTTGTAACGACCATATTTAAGGTCACCGTGTAGCTTTACTAATCCAGACTCTAGGAGCACTGGTACGGGCATCCCTGAGATAGGAACCTTCTTGATACCACAGGCATCTTTAGGGTTAGTTGGTTTCACATCATCGGGTGTTGGGTCGAGGCGCTCCTCTGCTGCTACTATTACGTTTGTCATATTCTGTGTGTGTCTTTTGTTAGCTTGTTCGATGTCATATAAAAGTTTGTCTATTGAGTTGGTCATTTCTTAGGCGTCCAGAGAGTTACTTCGTGAGTGTCAAAGTCGTAGTCACCATCCCGTAGGATACGTGCTAGACGAGCAGTAAGCAGTGCTTCATATTCGGTTTCCCCTTTGGCTTTGTAGGCATCCACAACGGTCTTCCAAGTAGCACCGTTCTTCTCTAGGAGTTTCTTAGCGGTCATAGGGCCACAGCCTTTGATACCTCCGAAGCCATCAGTAGAGTCTCCCATGAGGGATTGGACTAGATGGAAGTGGTCTGCTTCTTCTTTGGTGATAATACGCAAGGTGTCCTTGAGGTGATTGTACCAATGGATAGGAAGGGTAGCGAAGTCCTTATCACCAGAGACAGCTACACGGTTCTCAGGGTCTTCAGTAGCCCAGATACCGATAGCGTCATCAGCCTCAATGTTAGGATAGAGTTCAGAGTCATACTCCTCCATCATCCAATCACGAAGCTCACCAATGCCTAGTGGCTTACGCTTGTCTTTACGGTTGGCTTTGTAAGCGGGCCACAGGTTGTGACGGAACGTGCGACTAGGAGAGAAGAACACCTTGATCTTCTTACTCTTGAGAGCGTTACTGATGCTATCAATGTTACGGTCTGCTTCAGCCTTAGCTTCCACCATGTTGGTTTGAAGTGTCCAAGTGTCATCATCCCAGCGCATCTCTTGCTCAGCCGCACAAGCAGCCTTGTAGAGTATCATATCGCCATCAATGAGAAGTAGTTTGTTTTTTGTTTCTTTCATGTGTGTATTAGTGTGTTTCTTTCCAGTTAGCCCCGACAGAGAACTCTCCATCTAGTGGGCAGTTAAACTTGAGAACCTCTCCAGCTTTCCCTAGAGCGTTACAGAATGTCCTACCGAGTTCGTCAGCGTGCTTAGGGTCACAAGAGAATTGCACCTCATCGTGAACATTAGCGTGCATCTCGTAGGGAAGCTTTGCCATCCTTACGAACTCAATGAGTGCTTGCTTCATTACTACTGCACCTGCTGATTGAAGTAGGAGGTTCACAGCAGAGTGAGGAGAACGACAAGGAAGAGGGCGCCCATCGATACCTCGGAGCATACCCTTAGTTTCCAGAGCGTTCGCTACAGCGTCATAGAGTTTCTTGATGGAGGGTGTCTTACGCATGAAAGCTGTTTTGAGGGCTTTACCTTGCTTAGCGTTACCACCAACAATAGAACCAATCTTGGAATCCCCTGCGCCATACAGGAAAGCGTAGATGAATGTCTTTGCGTCATCACGAGTAGGTAACCCAGCAGCCTTTTGGTTTGCTGTGTGGATGTCACCTTCAAGAATAGTCTTAGCGTATTCCTTGTCACCAAAGAGAGCTAAGTAGTGAGCTAGGCAACGTAACTCTAGACCAGAAGCATCAGCACCAACAAGTACCTTACCTTCTGGGACTGTGAAGCAAGAGCGACACTCGCCACCATAAGGCGCACGAGTAGACGGAACTTGAGCCACGTTCGGATTTCGGTGTGTGCATCGGCCTGAAACCGCACCGTTGGTATTCACAGAGCCGTGGATACGTCCGTTGCGCTCTAGCTTGAGCCACGCTTGTTTACCCTCAGCCACTTGACCGAGACGCTTGGTGACGAGGAGGTACTCAAGGAGCTTTTCGGATTGGGGTGTTCCGATGTCCTTGAGCACCGCCTCGTTGATTGCTGGTCGTTTGCCCTCGTAGGAGCTAGGCTTCCAGCCGTTAGCCATTAGTCGTTCGGCGATCTGGTCACGACTGTTGGGGTTGAACGGGATGAGCTTAACAACAGGCTCTCCCTTAGTTATCTCCTTAGCTTTGTAGCCCTTCTCGACCAAGGCTTTCTTGGTGCGGGACTTTGTGCCATCGGGAGCGAGCCACCAGCTACTCTTGGTGACTTCTTCAGTAGGCGCGAATAACTCACGCAATTCTACGTCAAGAGCAGCACGACGACCCATAAGGGTAGCTGTAAGTTCTTCTGCTGCTTTAACGTCAAAAGGGAATCCGTTCATCTCTTGGATACGGATAGCTTTAGCAAAGGCGTGCTCTAGGTCACTTACTTGCTGTAGTCCACCTAGTCCCTTCTTTAGAAAGAACTCATAGAGAGACTTGGTGACCTCCACATCTTGGACACAATAGTCTTCCATCTCTTGAGACCACGTAGACCAGTCTTCGGTTTCCCCGTGGTCACTCTTGTTGTTACCTATACGATAACCCCAAGCCTTCAAGCTGTGGGAACCAATGAGTTCTTTAGGGAAGCCTTCACGTTTGAAGTCATCGTTGCGAACATCGGGAAACATAAACCTAGCAATAACAGCGGAGTCGAGAACACCAGTATGACGGTAGCCGTAGAGCTTCCAAAGGGCGATAGCATCAAAGCCAATACTGTTGTGTCCTACGATATGGTCAGCTTGTGAGAGACGGTCTAATCCTTGTTGGATACTGTCTGCTCGGTATGCTCCTGTTCCGTTCTGGTCAATTACCACAAGGCAGTGAAGGTCTTTAAGGTCACTTAGAGTTGACCAGTCCGTGATGCCGTTGGTTTCTATGTCGAAGAATGCTGTAGTTTTCATTTGTGTGTGTTCTTTAATCAATGTTTACTGTTCATCTGTGTCAACGTCTTTTGCCCAGAGCTGGTGATACAGCGCTAGAACATCTGTCATCTTCACGATTGATAGGAGGTCTTTACGTCCCTTGCGTTGGTAGCCTTTGTAAAGGGCGTCCCTTCCTACAGCTACTCGGTCACCTAGGTCACATAACTTCTCACCCATGAGGGCTAGGTCGTGACGCTTAACAAGAACGAAGTCGAGTAGGCGCTCAAAGGCAATCCAGTCGGCTTTCCCGTAGAGCCATCCAAACTTACCTTGGACGTTCTTGAACTCAAGCCATACAAGGTCATCTTGAACATCGTCATCTTTACGGGCAACACGCTTACGTGCTTTGACATCAATCTTACCGAAGTCAGAGACGTAATCTACGTGAGAGAACTGTTCCATAAGGTCAGCCGCTCGTGCTTCTGTTGCTCTTTCGTTTAACAGTTTAGCGAACATGGCTTCTACGCCTTGGCCTCGCTTCCATGATGAATCTTGTATCCATTTACTCATATACTCCTTGGGTTGGGATTGGGGTTGGGGTGATTATTAGATTAATCCTTCTGAGAGAATGCTGAATGCCACTGCTGCACATTGCGGAACTTGTCCGTTACCAATGGCTGTAAGTCTGTCCACCCTATCGGCCACCCCATCAGCCACTCTAGCCACGCGGGGTTCAGTTGAACTTTTGGCGGGGTCGTTTCGCCAGAAGGAGTCAACGAGTCCCTTATCGCTTGATTGATTGGGTATTGAGCCGTGTGACCACTCTTCCGTAGACGAGTCCAATTGGGTTGTGTTCCTCTTTTTCCCATGTTGGCATCTGGGGTAGGCCAAGACCCACATCCTATCTCTCTTATGGGGCGCACCGATGTTCCTAGCTCCGATAATTCCCCATCGAGCATTATACCCCAACGAGGCCAAGTCTTCGAGGACAACTCCAAGTCCCCTAGTGCGAAGCAGAGGTGAGTTCTCAGCAAAGACAAATAGAGGTTGCATTTCTCCAATGAGTCTCGCATATTCTTTCCATAAGCCCGAACGCTCTCCGCTAATTCCTGCTCCTTTACCCGCCGCACTGATGTCTTGGCAGGGGAATCCTCCAGCGAGAACATCAACTGTTCCTCTCCACGGCTTTCCGTCGAGGGTGCAGACGTCATCCCAGATTGGGAAGTTGGGAAGGATACCGTCTCGTTGTCTGGCGAGGAGGACATCTCTTGGGTATTGTTCAATTTCACAAGCTCCGATCGGATTGTGTCCAAGTAAGAGGTCAGCGAGAATGCCGCCTCCTGCTCCTGCGAAGAGGTGGAATGTGTTGAGTTGTTTATGCTCCATGTCATTAGTTGTGTGGATTAGTGATTAGTGTCCGAAGCCTGATGTCACATCTTCGGTGTCCTCAAAGAGGGGGTTAGTGTCCTCTGAGAGACGGCAAGTTTCTTTGTCATAAAGCAGGTTACAAGCTACGCCTGTCTCACCGCTAAAACGGTTCTTAAGGACACGTAGGGTTGTCCTGTTTTTGTTCTCTACGTCTTGCTGGTTACGCTCTAGTCCGATGCACATATCAGATAACTGAGCGATAGCCGCAGAGCCTCGTAGTTGCGCTAGGGATGTAGCAGCACCTTCCTCGTGTCCCTTGCCTTCTGGGCGCTTTAGGTGACTTACGAGAACAACACCGATGTTAGTTTCTTCAACAAGTGACCGTAGCTTGGTCATTGTGTTATCAATCATACGGCGC